GTACCTTTGCACCCGTTAAACATCGCGGAGTGGAGCAGTTGGTAGCTCGTTGGGCTCATAACCCAAAGGTCATTCGTTCGAGTCGGATCTCCGCAACTAAAGGTAAGATAAACAGCTAATAGTCAAATGATTATTAGCTGTTTCCGATTTTATACCGGGACAAAACCGGGACACATCGCGAAACGCCCTAATTGGCAGATTATTAACACTACATTCTTCGTAATCGAAAGAATGTAAAAAAAATGTTTGCGTCAAAATCAGAAAACAGCTCTATTAAAGAAATAATAGGGTATTCCTACCCAAAACTCTACACCGGGAAGGAATGGTACATCGGCTTTAATGCTTTCGATCCGGCAAGTGGAAATATGCGCCGCAAAAAAATCAAGTTGAATCACATCGAAAAGATTACAGAGCGAAGAAAATTTGCTTCTGGATTAATTTATCGCCTTAGTAAGCAACTGGAAAACGGTTGGAATCCTTGGATCGAAGCGGAAAATTCTAAAGCCTACCACAAATTCAATGATGTTTGCGAACGGTATAAGAACTATCTACAAAAACTTTTTAGCGATGGAAATTTAAGAGAGAAAACATTATACGGTTATCTTTCCATGTTACGTATGTTTATAGCCTGGAATAAGGCAAGAAAAGTGCCTATAACATATATATATCAATTCGACATGATGTTAGTCAGCGAATTTTTAGACTATATTTATTTAGATCGTAATAATTCAATCACTACCAGAAACAATTATCTGACCTGGTTAAGCACATTTGATGGATACTTGGTGCAGCACTCCTACACAAAGGTTAAAGCAACAGAGGGGATAACAAGCATTAAAAAGAACGGCTATAAAAAGGAACGCGAAGGTATCGAAGATAGGGACATGATACGTTTGCGCGAATATTTAGAAAAGGAAAACAAACACTTCTTACTAGCCAGCTATATATTACACTACGCCTTAATCCGACCTAAAGAAATGTCCTGGTTAAAATTATCTGATTTCAATCTGGCAAAACAGACTATTTATATTTCTGGTACCATAGCAAAAAATAAAAAAAGTGCAGTTGTAACCTTGCCTGCCAAAGTGATTCATTTAATGATAGACTTAGGCATATTCAATTCACCAAACCATTATTACTTATTCAGTGATAATTTTTGCCCTGGCGAAGAAAGGAGAAGTGAAAAAGCCTTCCGGGATTTCTGGGATAGAAAAGTAAGGAAAGTACTAAAATTCCCAAAGACTTACAAGTTTTATTCTTTAAAAGATTCCGGTATAACTGCAATGCTTCGGAATTGCGACACTTTAACAGTAAGAGATCAAGCCCGACACAGTTCTATATTAATGACAAATAAGTATACACCACAAGATATCCAAAATGCAAACGAATTACTATTAAATTATGAAGGGAAGTTTTAGCAAGGTAGGCCACAAAGATGTTTTCGATGTGGCCTACCCACTATTTTTAAACATTCAAATCAAACTTTACGGTTTCTTCCTCACTAATTAAACTACGAGTTTTTTCTATATTATTCTCGTAAGGCGTCTATACTATATCATGGTCGGGGGCTTCTTTTAAACCTATCCCCAAAAAGGCTATAAAACTATTATCAATTCATCTAAACGTTTCATAAAATACAATTTAAAATCAGTATGATTAACGTGGTCACTCCTGGCAATAGCGCTGTAGCCGCCACATCCAGCCAATCGAATGTATTCCCGTAGAGTTTATCTTTGTAATCAACTGCAACCGCAACAATAACAGTCGCCACAAAAGCAATCACAGTTGAGGGACTTAATCCCACTCCAAGCGTCAAGCATACAGCCAGCATCACAATGAACACCAATATTCCGGCTTTCATGTGTTTCGGACGGTTACTATCCTTCAGCCATCCGAGATATTTCTTTATTATTTGTTTCATTCTTTTTATTCTAGGTTATGTAGGTTCATTGAAATTTAAATCTGATACATTAGGCGATATTTGTCCAGAGTAAATAGCAAGTTTCAGAAAAAGCATGGGCAAGTTATCATAATAAACACGAACGGGCTTATTGGTCGTATATGCGCGATCTACAAACCAAACACCTGCCGGGACCTCTATTCCTTCTGGATTAAGGACTGGCTCAACATGGATAAAGTTGTCGCTGTGACCAACTACATAATATTTTAGTTTAGTGCCTGTCCAATAAGCTAACAATCGTATGAATGAACCTTCTTGTCTCATAAAGCACGTTCTTATTTCCGATCCCTTATAATATATTCCCGTATAAAGTTCCGAGGTGTCTCCTATTCCAAATATATTATACGCTTCATTCCATGCCCTGTTGGTGGTGCTCACAATAAGAAATTCTACTCCGTCAAATTTTTTATCATTAGGAAGACTAAGATTGCCTTTTCCTGCAAATAAGACATTCACCTTACTATAAGCCACCTTCTTTATATCAATGGTTTCAGTATTCGTAAATATAGGTGTATTAGTAGCAAATCCATATACGTGTCCTCCGTTTGAATACTGGTCACCTGTTTTAAGGTTAAAAGCTAAATTTGGACTGAAATTACCAGACTGCGGATCATTTGGATTAAATTCTTGATAGTTGCTAGTAGGATCTCCATTGGCATCTATTCCCTGCTGCGAAAACATATAATCACCATAGAAAACCGCACTAGCAAGCTTGGCAAAATTTGCCATCAGTATCTCCGTAAAGATCGCCTTATAGTTCTCAAACGGAATCCAGGTAGAATCGCTTCCGTTTGAAGCATAATCTTCAGCGGGATCGATTCCTACAGAGTTTCCATTTTTACGCATTGTATAATATGTCTTTCCTGCTTCGTAGTAGACAATAGGAGTTATGTCATCTGTACAGGTGTAAACTGTTGATAGATCAAAAGCACCTGAAGGAAATGGTAATCTACCTCGAACGCCAGCAGGACCCGGTACACCATCCTGCCCATCCTCTACAACAGAAACCATCTTCTCATCCACCTGTGTACCTCCTACATATAACCGGAATGAGATTGCCGCCATATCGGAAGTGACGATGATCCGTGACCCATATACAAATTCAGCCGAATTACTTCCTGTTTTGTATGTCAGCACAAACTTGATTGTACCTCCTCCGGAGACAGGATTCCCATCGCCCGTTTTGCTAAAGCATTCGCACGATACATATTCCGGTAAATGTGACCCGTCAGCTTTTCTCTTTACCTGAGTAACGGATGGGACCAACCAATAAGTAGTAGCATCCGCCCCATTTTCAGGGGCTATGCTCACTTTGAATAGATTTGAAGACAGTTTCTTAGCCATAGTTTAAGATATTATTGTTGCGCTTACATAACCGGAGATTCCTCCACCGGCATTGATCACATCCTGAAAAGCCACATTGATGCTCTTCTTTACTCCGGACAAGGAATCAATCTTAGCACCGGAATTATCCGTTACCGTGAATGTAGTTTGAGCCGTAGTGTCTTCCGTGCCATCGTCTTTTTCTACTTTTGCCGTATATACAGCCGTTTCACCTTCTTTGATTTGCTCGCCTGTAATTCCGTCTACATACAAATTAACCCGATAAGGATCGGTGTAATCCGTTACATTGATATAAGCACTGGCCAGTAACGTAGAATCGTCTTTACGATATAGGTCACAGCGGTAAGTAGCCGTACCGTCAATTTCGGAAGCCGGAACTTCAAGTGACCACACACCGGTAGCGACCTGCGTAGAGACTTCTCCTACTACCTTATTCCATTTAGGGGTATATGCCGACAAATCAGATGGGGTTACTCCATCTATCAAAGGATGAGCATTCAGCGTTGCTACGGGGCTAGATGTTGTGACGTCCGTATCTCCGTCCAGATACAAGGTAGTGGAGCTACCGACAGTCTCCACGATCTCAACAGTTTCGGAAATAGCGTCAAAGGCGAGGGATTGCCCGCTTACTTCCGTTGTGCCGGACAATAAGATTGTATCATTATCGTAATTGGATACCGGTACGATATTCTTCACGATCTCAAAGACAATCATATTCGGATAGTCACGCCCGCCAATATTCACCGTCTTTGTTGACTTCTTGAATACTCCGGCAAGTGCTCCGGTAGTGCTCAACCCGTCACCGCCAAAGGCAACCTGAACACCGTTATAAAACAAGTCTACGGTAGTGGGAATCAGGACAGAACCATTATCGTCACGGTTCAGGTGAGCGTAGATGAGTGGTTTTGTTGCCGATGTCTCCCAGTCGGGGCTACAGATATTTGTTCCTTTCTTATATTCCTGACGAAGTGGCCCGTTGATGACACCCATACGTGCTCGGATATTCACACCGTTCATCAATGCAAAAAGCTGAAAACTTCCATTTATCTTCTTCATTTTATGTCCTCCTTACTTTTTTGATGTTTTACTTTTGTTTTTCTCTTCTAGCAACAGAGCGTCTAAGGTTTGTTGCGTGATAATCTCAACGTCTTGCAGGTCACTTCCGATCACTTTCATGGCGTTAATACTAAGTACGGCCCGACCGTCACTCAATTCCTGCGCGTCTATGTAGATTCCCTTTTCTACCAACTGCGTTTTTTTGACTAATAGGTAATTCATAATGTTATCGTTTTTAAGTTAATACTATTCTTCCTTTTTGAGAGTACCTTTGAAGCACCACCCCTTGTCATTCTCTACTTCGCAGTCTTCAAAAGGTAATGTAGTCTTCCAGGCTTCCTCAAATGACATACGACCAATAGCCGCCGTTTTATTGATATATTGAATCATGTTGTTAAGGAACTCGCAGATAGCAGGGTGATAACCTTTTACGAGGCGGGTCTTTGTCACCTCTGTTTCGTTTTCAATGTCTGCGTAACGTACTTGCATGCGCATCCAGTATTTCCCTTTCTTGCGGTCAGGTTCGCGTACCTCAAAGTCGAGAACCTCGAAGGATTTTCCTTCTAGTTCGGATATATCTATCAAAGGAGAATCCATCCGCCTTCTGACCATTGTTTCCTTAGTTGTCAAAAATGATAATTTCATATTTAATTTTCTCGTTAAGTTTATGGCATCGGCTCCTTTAAGAATTCCTTGATAAGAAGCTCTTGAACGAGGATTGTGCCATACATTTTTAATTCTTTTCTTTGTGCTCTTCCTTATTTCCGTATGATCGGCATGAAATACATACCCCAAAATATCCGGAGCAACCTTCATCGGTGTAGGGCGAGCGTCTTTCTTTAGCTCGTATCCTAAATTATACCAGAGGTAATTTATTATTCTCCATTTAGCTTCATGAAGCTTGTCTTTATCCCCAAAAAAAATAATGTCATCAGCGTATCTCACATAATGAGGAATCTTTAAATCTTGGCGAACAAATCGATCAAGAGCCATCATCATGATATGTTGGTTAATAGGCGATGGAGGTGTTCCTATCGGCATCCCAATCTTGCAAAAGGATATTTGTTTCAGCATATTTAGAAATCGTCTGTCTTTCCAGATGGTTTCATGACGGGAAAACAAAATATCCGGATTTGTACGTTCATAACATTTTTTTATGTCAAGTTGTAAATATCCCCATGGATGATAAACGTTTATAATTCGTTTTATCTGACGTACGGGGTCATACCTTCGTTTTTTAGAATTTATCCCTCTTCCTTTGATGCAGTTGTAGCAATCGTCAGATAATCTGTTGTCATATTCCGGTTTCATCATAAGCATTAAAGCATGCATAGATACTCTATCTTTAAATTTACTGATAGCCACGGTTCTATTCTTCCCGTTAGGAGATACAATGTTTTTATATCGGTATCTTACATTTGCAAGCTGCCCATTTAAGAGCTGTCGGTATATATTATATTCATTTTCTTTATCTTGTATAAATTTTATTGTTTCTTGTTTACTTGCATGCTTCTTAGAAGCATTAACTGTTGCCTGATTTATTAATTCAAGCGTTAAACGGCTCATTATGTTCCCTTTTCTTTTCATCTTTATTTTATCCAAGCGGAAGCCTTATTAACGGACTTTCATGTTTTTACTAGCCCATTTCCCTATCTCCTCGTATATAGGGATTGTCTTTTATGTTTCGTACTACTGACGAGGTTTTACGTGCAAATTAGTTCTTTTGTAAGCCGCCAGCGTAGTTCGCATTCGTATTCGAAAGCGGATTATTCGCATTCAAATTGCGAGCGGAGCAGACGCCCCAATTGCCGTTACCACGCTACGCGTAAAACCTTAGAGATAGGGAGGACGAGCCTCCCTCGCATGTTCGTTTCACTCACTCACGGCTGCGCTTTCGCCACTAGCGTTTTGCGCCGTAGCACTTGACGACCCTTCTGGGAAACGAACTTGAAAGCCGCCAGCGTAGGTCGCAGCCGTAGTCGAAAGCGGATTATACGCATTCAAAAAGCGAGCGGAGCAGACGCCCCAAAGGCCGGTACCACGAACGCGATGACCTATGCGAACCTTCTTACCAAGAGGAGAAACGCCTATACCATTTCCTGTATCCATATAGCAAGTATTATCGGATAATCCTCCTTTTTTGGTTGTGCCGACTCTGGTTCCTCGTATCAGATCGGTGAAATATCCGCTATTACTCATCGTATATGCGCCAGCTTGATCATAAGCAGATTCAAAATCAAAATCGCCACTTGTTTTTTCTACTGTCTTATTAAGCGTCAAATTGGGCTGATCAAGACAAATAAATACTTTAGTTAGATGTCTCCCGTCTTCTTGTATCGTAGCTACCTTTTCAATCCCTGCTCCGGCGTATTGGAAGACGTCGGCAGATACTAAGTCCATACCATAGACTGCTGAAGTTTGCAAGCTTATAGTTATATCCTTTACTACAACAGGATTTCCAGACGCGTCGAATACATTGATATTTTCCAAGGATACCACCTTCCTCAACCTGGCGTTCATTTCCCCTTCAAGAAGTGTTTTTGTGCCGGGAACATTGGAATACTGATAAGAACCTCCATTAAAAGTAAACGATGTATCAGGGTGTATGTTATTCTCTGCCGCATAAGAGAGAGCCATCTGAATTTCAAGACATTCCATACGGGGGTATTCCATAGAAATAAGATTGCTCCAATGCGTTTTTGACCCTTTCGCATCGACATAGAAGGCTGGTTGTTCAGATAATTTCTGATACACCCATGAATCTGCCGATCCCATCCTGTATGCCGCATTAGTTACCTTTAAAAAGTTTTCACTAGTTACGCTCACATTACTTGAGATTCCTCCTCCAAACTTATTTGGATCGTGTAGATATACTGTCCCGAATTTGTTCATCAGGGCATTGGTGATGTTTAGCAAATGCCAGTCCATCAGTGGAGCGAACGGAATAGTTTTAGTGGGATCAGCATTGTGGGCTACAGCAAAGTCATTTGTAGTCAATTGACTTAAAGCGGTTCTCGGATATGTCCTGTCCTGCTTATTAAACTCTGTAATTCCTAGTAATCCGTTTGAACCACCATCTCCAGCTCTGTATTTGAAATACATGGACCGGAATTTACCATTAACCACCGCTGGCAATCCCGGACAAATCAGTGTCGGGGGAATAGTCCTTGATTGTATTCCATTGTATTCGAATGGTTCTTCACCAAATAGAGCGACTACCTCGCTGCCTATCGTTACATTTTCAATCGTATGGATAGTCTGTATCCATCCGTACATGATATTATAACCTTTATCCTCTTCGGGCGAGTTTACGGTAGTGGGAGCCAGTGAGCCGTCCTCAAACCGCATCCAGTTGTTGTTTTTAAGCTTGCCGATGATTTCAACATTAACACCGTCTTCGCATTTAATCAGGTATGCGCCTAGCTTGTCTGCTATCTGATTTACCCCGAACTGGAATTTAGGAGTAGCTCCGATGCCTGTATATATACTTCCTTCAACGTTCCAGGAGCCAATTTTAGGCATCACCGAAGGTTCAATAACAACCGGATTAGTATAGCTGATACCCAGAGCTTTGACAGTTGTTTCGATGTATTCACCGTAACCGATAATCAAGCTGGTTCCGTCAGCCTGCGTTGCTTTCCATGTGATGTTGTAGTACTTTTCCGGATTCTCGATCACCCGACCGCCAGCGGTGATTTCGCAACGAGACTTGATAAGCTTATCCGTATTGATGTCTTTCACTGTGATATATGCCCCGGCAATTGGAATTTGCTTGGCATTCTGGAAAACGGGAAGATCTACACGCACGTTGTACTGTACCAATAATGCGGCATTAGTCGGTGATGAAGGTGACGATTCGGCCACTCCTTTATAAGAAGCACGACACTCTAGTTTCAAATTCTTGATGCGTGAAGCGTCTACGGTAATCGTACGAGGATATGTACCGTCTGCGTTGGGGGTCGTTACCATCCAAGCATCAGAGGTAGTTATCAGACGGGTGTATTTGCCATCTTTAACGTACCACCAATATACCGCATTATCTTCTGTCAGATCAATTTCACCTGATTTTAGCATTGCTTTTAATTGGACGTACCAATTGGCAGGATTGGTATCATCTATTTTGGTGGGGTCTACAATTACCTCTGTAGGAGAATCCGCCATCAAAGACAGCAAAGATGCCTCGTAGTAGATAGTACTTAGAAGCTGTTGTTCGATGCGTGATTCCTGACGGCCTGTTTTGGGGTTAGTGTAGAACGCTTCACCAATCAGAAGGAACGGTTCACTTACAGGAGTATTCCGTTTTACCTTTAAAACAAGGAGGCCATTAACCGTGGCTATTTCATAGTTAGGGTCGTTATCGGCTATTTTGTTAGCGGGTTTGTATTCGTTCAGATACCAGTCGATACGGTCAAGGGCTACAGGTCCGTTGGCTATTACCTCGTCAGGATCTTGCAGATTGACGGCAACTGTTACCATCAAAGGCAGGATGGCTGAATACGACGGATAGAATGCGTTATCGTCACGGCTGTACTTCTGTTGAAAAGAGCCTTCACCGATAATCTTCATGCCGGAACTGACGTTCAACGGCTTGACTTGAATGTTGACTATTCTTTTTTGTTGCATATTAATTAAAGATTAAATTGTAATTCTTCTGATTCCCGTAAATAATTCTCTTCGCCTAGTGGAATAACTGCTGTTATCTTAAATGTGACGGACCGGGCATTTAACCACTGCGATCCCATATCGGAAGATATGAGGTGTATCTTGTTTTTTTTGCCATCTACAAAGGTGGGTGACCAAGCATTATCCTCTGCTGCTATTCCTGTATCTCTGTTCCATGTGATTACCGTTCCGGAAGTACTCATTACATCTTCGGTGATGTCGGTTGTACCGTGATAGAATCTGGCTTCGATTACCGTATCAATCAAACCATAGAAGAAGCTGAACCCTTTCGAGCTTTGAAAGTCTATTGAGAATTCTCCGTTACCTTCCAGGAACGCCCAGTCGGTGGAGTTCCATTTAGGTTCTAGCAGTGTGCGGGACTTTAGGCATTGCCATTTTGCTCCACGCTGGTAGACGGTGCTGGTCTCATTGACACCCGTTATAGGATTCTTTGATTCGAAAAGGTATGGTTCTTCAGAGGTGGCAACCGATAAACTCCAGATTCCACGGTTGACAAACTCGTAGACAGGCTTGCCGGTTACATCTATGCGAATATCATCCTGACGGATAAGGCCACGGCAATAGACATAACTTTGTCGGTAGTTGATCGGCAGATTGTCGAACAAAGACAGACGTTTCATCTTTCCAATCAGGATAGAGTAATTGTTCTCTTCTAAGATAGGTTTTGTTACTCCATCGAGCATGCAGATACATTTCTCATAGCTGGAGATATACCAATAACTCTGCCGGTCTTCATCCGAAGTGTTACCTCTACGGGTAATGATCATTAATGGTTCAGGTGGATAGTTCTTACCTCCCGGTACTTCTGAATCAGGATAGAGGACTGCTTCAATGTAGTTGTCTACGGTGTTGACTCCTACTACTCGCATCCATGAGGTGCGGTAGTTACCGCCTCCGGTGGCTAGGTCATTGACAGAACCGTATATGATGTCGTTCCAGTCAAAAGCTGTGAAGTCCGTTGCATGACGTTTACGCAAAGGTAGACGGTAGGTTCTGTCTCCTAATAATTCAATGCTTTCGATTACGCCGGATTCGGAAAAAGAAGCATCTCCTTCCTGAGCGGATAGACGGTTGAAGATTAGTTCAAGGATGGTTAAAGAGCTGCGTATCCTAGCACTTTCAAATTCAGCATTACCTAGTTTATCTATTCCAGCTCCTGTCCCTTCAATTAATGACGATTTAAAAACACCGACTTCTACACCGCTTAATAATTGTAACAAGAAATGTGTAAAATCCGATTGATCTTTGCGTATATACTTATCTCCATCCGCTTTTTTTAGTTTTTCGTTCAGAAAATCCAAAACTGCGGCTACCTGCTGATTAGTTACACTACCTTTCGCTATGGCCTTATCAATATGGTCTATTAACGAATCTACTATATTTTGTAAGTTATCAGCCATTAATTGAATTCTTTACTAAATTCTTGTGTATGGATACGCGGGTTATTAAAATCCTCTCCTTGCAATGCCTGGGTGAAGTGCCTTTCAGAGTCAGCAAACCTTAATGTAATAGGTAAACTTTGAGGTTGATCCATCGTCTTAGCAACTGCCAGGCTATCAGCCGATGCATTTACTTTTATTTCCCGATCTTCATATCCTAGCAAATAAATATCGTCACTGGAAAGCATATCAAGAAGAAACATAAGTTCCTTACTTGTCTTAAAACCGGTTTGTACATGGATCGTATCTACGGTTCGCACACGTTCACGAGATTCGATATAATCATTTACTAATTCATCATATTTCCCGTAAGTTTCTTCTTCCCCGCTATCCTGGTCTAAAGTTGGCTTCCCGGTGACATCGATACATTCATAGGCACCGTAAGAATTGAGAAATTCCAGATAGTACCTTTCTTTCGCCACATCTGCCGGAAGAATTATGATAGTAACTGCCGTACCTTCATCCGTGCTTACAATAAATTGACTAGCCAGCATATTTTCACTATCAAAGAAGTATCTCCGTAGGGCATCCAAATTAAGCGCATAACATTTACCCACTACTAAGCCGGTTATTTCTTTGCTTATCCCGTCCGATACCGTAACTGTAAAAGCTGTTTTGGGGGCAATAAACAATAAAGGACGTATTTCAGTCTCCCGGATCGTAAGAATACGTGTTTCCGATCTGGTAGACATAAAAAAATTACCGGCTGCATTAAGTAGCTTAAAAGTGAAAATATTACTCCCTTCTTGATTTAGATGTCGCATGGCCCTTTTACTAATTCCCCCTAGTATTACTTTGTGCTGCAATACTTTCTTTTCCCCTTCTGTATTAGCCACGTTTATAGTATATTCCTTTAGATTGCCAGAGGTATTCAAAATAATGTCTGTTTCTTGCCCTGTATATCGAATTGGGGCGAGGATGGCCGATAATATCTCGTCAATAAACACATAAAAATTACCTTCTTCCCCGGATCCTTCAAATACCGTTTCTTCCCCGTCCCGGATTACATAAGTAACCGGGGAAGAAGACGTAATATCAAGCCGGATCGGATTGCCTGATAGAGCCATGGTACGAGGAGATATATTTGCGCTTAAACTCATAATTCAAATTGTTGTCTTACTACATTCCCATTTACAACCGGTGACAATTTGCAGCCAGATAAGAATTTATCCCTTCCAACGTTAGGCGTTGTCAAAAGGGAATAAAAATCGTTATTTGTCTTTGTATCGTTCCCAGGCAATAACCTAAATTCCAAAAACGCATCAGAAACATTCGTTAATTCCGGTGCAGATAGTATCGTTCCATTTTCCATAATGCAAATTTGCTGATATTAATAAATCTATTAAAGGACAAGAAACTACCGCTTTTCTGCTCTGATTCCTGCCTCATAAGTTAAGTTATCTTCGTAGTCTTGACTAATTACATGCGAATTGGGGATAGTACCTATTATTATTGAAATCTTATATTTTAGTTTCGCTTGATACGTATTAAGAACTTCTTTCCGATTAGCCGCATCTTCTTCCGAAGGTGGTAAATATGCTGCAAATTCTTCGTCAGACGGTTTTGTTACAATTTCTCTAACTATTTCAGTCATACCCACTTCTCTCCAATTTACGCCGTGGCGTTCTTCTGCCGCCTTAATTGCAGCTTCAAAGATATTATCAGTATAGGAAACCATGACCCATTTAGTAGTCTGTGCCTTCATTACTACTATCCCCTGTTCTGATTCAAGATCATAGGGTTTTAAAAGTTTAATAGTCCGTAATTTAACAGTAGCCGGCTTATTTATCCGGTAGGGCATCGTATGTTTTACACTTTCTATCATAACTTTTTGACCGGATATCGAAAGTGGGCGTCCGGTATCTATTTTAGTTAAGTTTATTCGATCCAGATTAAATTTACCAGAAAGAGTATGATTAGAATGTCTTAAAATTGCATCCCACCCCTTAAAAAAGCGATTAAATGCACCATCATCTCCACGAAAGACTAATGAATAATTATAAGTATTACCGCTTCGATCACGAAAATAGTTACCTGTTGGATCCCTGCAAAGAGAACTCCCAAAGTAGTATCCAGAAGAATTACCCTTTTCATCCATTGCAAGCCCCATCGCAAAACAAAAACATAAAGGTGTGTCCTCTTTCTGCTCTTCAACTTTTGCCCCTCTAAGAGTAGTATTCAGATTAACCGTTCCTGTAAGATATTGGCCCACAAGAAAACCATTAGTAAAGGCCATAGGCAAACATTCATCTGCCCCTGTTACTTCTTCATATTCGACGTTTGTAGTCTTCTTATCCCACGGAAAAAAATCACTTGATACCATCGACACATTTTTAGTGATTACATTACGCTTATAGTATCTACCGGTAGAAGCCTGATAACAGACATACACATCATCCGGGATATATCCGGGGGCTGTATTCTTAACTTCCGTAACAATACCCTTATATTGATCCAAAAACTCTTCAAAAGAATCACATTCAACGTCTGCACCTTCAAATGAAGTCCCAGCGGATAATTTCAACTGTTTCGCCGCCCCATAACTAGGAACTAGATCCGATGATTTAAACAGCGTCCAGTCTGCGAAAGAAGGCGCCGTTATAGCATCCTTTATCAGTATAACTTTGGCCGTTCTGGTATTACCGTCTACAAAAACCTTAGCGCCAGTCCTACAAAACAAAGCGTCTAAGAAATCATTTACAGAACAATCCGGCATCATATTTTTATATTCGATCTGCCCTTGTACAATTGCATCCGCCACGTTATTAAGCACTACCATTTTTTTTAGTTGATAATGAGTGGCAAAGGGATTCTCTATCAGTTTAAAACCATAGGCCGAAAAGATCAGTTCCAATATCCTAGATACCTTTATAAAAGGAGATATCCCATACCCAGCGGGTAATTTCACATCTACCAATGATCCAGAAAGTACCATTTTTTCAGTACGGGCATTTTTCTTTAAATCATAGACATCGTGATTAACCTTCTCTATGGGATTAATAAATTCAGGATAAACAACATCATTCAAAGATTCAGCCTTCACCTGTACCGGGAAAACATAATAATCTGCTGTCACATAATAGCGCATGACATCGCTTAAGTGATTCATTAGTACGGTTATTCCCCCTTCTGGCTTATATATTGGCAGTCCGGGTAATTTCTTCAATGAAACATTATTCCAAGCTTCATACATCAAACTTTCATCAAAACCAAAATTAGCTACGACACCGCTTTCCCTACTGGCTGACGTTATATTCTGCTTTCCTGTCCTTCGGTAAATACCATCGGCAATAATAGCCATTACGTCTTTCCCCGGTGCATTGACTACATCTTCCCGGTGTATATAATCAACTAGGTAAAGATTACGTTTAGTACCTGGCAATGTGGATGCTAATGTTTGGCTACCTTTATCCGTATAAATAGGAGAAGTTATTTCGACTTCCATCTGGAAATCACCAGGGACATCATATATTCCCTTCTGCGTCTTAATAGTTAATGCCATTAGTTATCCCCCCTTGTAAATGGTTTTTCTGACTTATATTTAATTTCCTCTGCATCGTTGATATCGGATAAGAGTACATAATTTCTTGCTGGTTTACCCAAATTCTCCGAAGCTTTTTCAAGCCGTTCAGCCGCTTTTATCAGTTCCGGGCAATTGACTTGATTTGTCGATTGATCTTGAACGTGCCCACCTTCTGAATATCCCGGTAACGGATTTGCTACCGTCCGTTGGCGCCGGATACTTTCTATAACCTTCACCATATTAAAGACCCGCTTATTTTTCATCTCCGGTATTGGCACGACATATTCGCCACGATGAACTGCCCCGGCAACTTCATAACGGCCACCATCTCCAGTATATCCACCTTCGCTATATCCCGAAGACGGATTCACGACTCTTTCGGCACTAGTAGAAGAAGAACTGCTACTGTTGTTTAAAGTCATATTCTTAACCTTCTGACGCTCCGAATTGGCGGCGGCAAGCTGGGCGGCGCCAGTCACTCCCATTAATGCGGCTGCAATCGGCCCGGCTATCGGCCCTAATTGCGCCATAGCGGTCATTATTGCCATAGCGGTATTAGCTATGATTTGGCTAGCTTTTACAGCAAATTGTACATCTGCGTATTTTTTCTCAATTTCAAGTTTTTTCTCGGCCTTTTCATTCTCCAAACGTTCAACCTCTTCGGCATTTCCCTGCGCCGCTTCGATTTCTACGTCATATTTAGCCTCCATATTGGCGATCTCCGCATCTTGTAAAGCGGTTATCGCATCACCGAATAAACCAGAAAAATAATCGAAAGCTTCTTTCCATGCCGTAAGCTTTATTTGCTTTTCGGCTGCTGCATAGTCCTTGGCACTGATTAAACCTTGTTGTTTCTCACGCCGTAAGGCATCCATCTGCATATTATAACGCTGTTGGAATCCTGCCAGACCGTATTTTTCGAGAATCCCATTTTTACGATTTTCTGCATCTTTTACAATATTAAGTTCCGCCGTACCCTTTGCTTCGTTGAGGGCTTTTTCTTGTGCTGCTGCCTGCTCTTTCGTAATAAGCTCTTGTTTCAGCGAGTCCCGTATTATCTGTAAACGTGCCTGATAAGATGCTTCCAGTACTTTAAGTTGCAGATCCGTTTCATCCGGCAAATTCGTTAAGCTAAATTCCTTTTTGAAAGAAGAAAGTAAGGATTCTATTTCTTTCTGCTGTTTTGCCCGGCTCTGGGCGTTAGCCAGTTCAGCTTCTAAAACCGCCTGCCCAGCTTCTTTTACAGCCGTAACCTTTACATTTCCTGTCTGTATTTCCGCTTTACCTACTTCGGTTTGATAGTTCTTAAGTATATTAAGACGTTCCCTAGTGTTTGTTTCTTCTAAGGCCAACAAAAGCATATCACGCGCTTGTTGCGTAATCTGTTGATTAGCGTAATCCAGTTCTATTTTTGTCTTAGTACTTTTGTAGACGGATTCTTGTACAAGTAATTTTTTATCCCTTTGTTCCTTTAACAGTGAAATTTCATTTTCATCCTGCTTCCTCTGGTTTTCTAGGAGTTTTTTATTGCTTTCCGTTATTTTAGATTGGATTTCTGCCAACGTTTTTAATTTTGTCTTTGCGGTGGTTTTATCCAGTTTCTTAAGTGCTTCCAAGCGTTCCGTATAATAGCGCTGATCCTCTGCCAGTACCGCTTTATTATATTGTGCTTCCGTCTGTTGCTCCTTCTCTTTAGCCTCCCGTATCTTTAAGAGCTCCTGATCGTGTTTATTATCCAAACCAGCCAAAGCCTTATCTATTTCTGAATTAAAATCACCTGGTTTCTTTTTCTTATTTACTCCTAGATCCTGCAAGGCTTCAAGTTCTTCTTTCAGCTTCGCAATTTTTTTATTTTTCGCTTTCAAAAGTTCCGGTGTTGAAGCGATCTCACGTTCGGCCAGCGCTATTTCCTCCTTCTTAGCTGCTACTAAATCCTTTTCTTTTTGGGTAGATTCAGCATTAACCTTAATGATATCTTCCTGTGACGTTTTAATTTCATCCGTTAATTTCTGTTCCTCTTCTGAAAGTTCCTGTATCCGGTTAAATTCTCTGCCGAAATAATCATTAATGACATTATCAGACCAGGTATCAGAATAGCCTTTAACTGCTACGGATAACGAATTAAAGCCTTTAGCAAGCCCTAATTTAAAACTATCCCAAAGATTACGATTTGCATTAATATCCTTTCGTTGATCTTGCAGGGCACGTTTTTCCTGCTGGATTTCCTCTAGTCTGGAATTGGCTGATCGAATCCTGGCAAGAGACAATAGGTTATCCGCATAGCTCTTACATGCCGTTGTAGCCTCTTTGGTATTGATTGTTTCCAAAGTCAAGTTACCCAGATACTCCGGGCTTAATTCATTTAGCTGCTTAATTGCTGCAATGCGTTGTTCCTTACTAATCTTTTCGTTTCGGGCAATTCCTAAAAGAGTGTTCAATTCTCGATGTTCAGAAGCCACGGAATCTGCCGCCTCTCCCCGGATCTTAAGTAAACTACGTTCTGCTTTCTCCGTTGCTGTTAATTCCCTTCTATAAGATGTTAGTTTGTACGTAATAGCTGCAATTACGGTTATTAGTATGGCTAATGGACTTATCTTGGTAAGTGCATAAAAAGCCTGCATCGCTATCCGAGCCTTATCAATGTTTCCAGTGAGAACGGCTTTTGCTGCGGCAAACAAATAAGTAGATGCAGTACACGCCTTTACTATTACATTGTTAGATGTTACCGAAGCATTATACAGTCTCATAGCCGCCGCACTCCGAAGAGTATTACCAGCCTGTAAAGCCATAATTGAGGTATAAGCCAGATTAATAGCTTTGCCCACCATTAAGAGCCCATTCCAAGTTTTTTGAAGCAATGTGACGGATTTATAGACAACGATAAGCCCGGTTACTACTGACACGACCGTTATAATACTGTCCTTGTGTTCTAGTATCCACACTGTCGCATCCGCAAAACCGATCTTAACCGTATGAAATAAGTTCCCCCATGCAGATTTTAGAGGAAGAAGAAGACGCCCTATCTCCATTTGTCGATTTTGCAGTTCTGCCGTTTTTTGTGCGGCTTTATCGGCTGCTGAAACATAGTTTTCACCGGCTTTGGATAACTGCCGATCTACAATATTTGCAACTGCTTTCATCAGATCCCCCGTTATCGCAATTTCTTCATTTATTTCGGCGGCTGATAAGCCCAGATTATCCAATATAAGAAGCGACTTACGGCCTAAACCTGTAACAATCGAATTAGTCATATATTCAACCGATTGCCCGGTCTGTTGTGCTTTCATTTGCGCGAACTGCAAGTATTTCCCCAGATCTTCAAGCGGGATCCGAAAATCCTTTGCCTGTACTGCCGCCTTCATTAATTCCAGATCATTAACAGTGTTTTTCGTCGCTTTCCTTAAATCATCCAAAAGCCCTGGTCGGTTCAACTTCTCAAAAGCATGTCTTACCCCGTCAGCATTAGCCGCCAGTTTCGTTCCTTCTTTCACCCATTCTTTCGCATTTGAAATAGCGTTAGTAAAAAAGGAACTAATACTAGCGCCTATTCCCACGAAGAAACCGACTACGGTAGCTTTCATTTTACTAAGGCTAAAGAAAGATTCTTTCACGGCTTCCGTTCTGGGCTTAAGCTGCTCCATTGCAGCTTTTGTTTTCGCCAGTTCAGTTTCTAGCCGGGCATATTCTTCCGGTTGCAGTGCTTTCACCGTATTATCTAAATCAGACTGCAATTTCTTCGCCTGTTTCGATAATTGTGCATACGACTTATTTACATTGCTTAAGCGGCTTTCACACTGCTTTATTTTTTCGTTGTTTTCCCCGATAGCACGATTATTCGCCTTAAGTTTTGCTTCTAGCTGCTGGTATTCCTTACCTTGGTATTTCCCTTGTAAAGTAAGTTCCTTCATGGACTCTTTAAGGAGTTTATTTTCATCCTTAAGATCCTTACTATTATTCTTTATTCTTAGGATTTCCTTTTGTAAGCCCCCAGCGTTAAGCGATAGCGTCCAGGTGATATAATCCGGTTGTAATTTTCCCATGATCTTATATTTTAAAGCAAAGGTAAACAGCCAAATTACGAAGATAAAGGACACAAAAAAAAGCCATTTGGCCTTTAAAATACTATGGGAAAGCCCCTTGTAGTTGGGCAAAAATACGGTCGCGTACTTCTTTCCCGTACCCGTCACGTATATTCATAAGAGTGTTGTTATAAAGGATACCCCATATTTGCCGGTTATAGATGGCATAGTTCCCGTGTTCTTTCATATCCAGGAAACGAATATAAAGCGGAATATTAGAAGTTGCAATAACACCAGTGCCGGAAAGCTCCATACTATAACGTGGATTCTGTAAAGCCCTCAATAATTCGCCAGATCTTCTTTGTGATAGGTTTTGCCCTGTTTGGGAATAGCTGGCACGACTATATATCCTTTCTAAAGCGATCAAACGTTGTGCTTCAAAAATAGCCCGGAAGTCTCTCTCGATATTTTCCCGTATAAATTCCTGTTTAATTAGATCTTCCTCATTCATTCCGTATCAAATTGAAAAGCTATGCTCCACCCTGCAAAAATCGAATAAAAACTAGCTTCTGGAATTGTCGATAAACTGGATAAATCCAGATTTTTAAATAGATGGCACCCTATGGCTTTATCTTCCAGGATACGTTTTTTTATCTTTTCTGCGATAGGTTGTGTTTCCTTTTGCACCTGATAAGCTTTCTTCCTTTGCGGATCCGTCTTATCCATTATCAGAATAACACAAAGATTCGCTTCCGATATATTATCGATGTCTTTACTTTTCCCTTGTGCATTAGGAATAATGAAAAACAGTACTGGAAGTTCTTCCGGCTTAAGTCCCTGTACTACATTCCCCATATCCGGTTCAAAAGTAGCCGGAATTACTTTTTTTATTTCCGGGATCCGATTCCGAATCCCGTTCCAATAATTTTCATACTCTTGTAAATCTACCATGGCTAAGAAAAATAAAGGTTTGCTTCCCACGTTCTACGCTCTACCAGTCCAGGAAGTACCTTTCCTTTGCTGTGTACCCATTTCATAAACTCTATCCGAATACTCGGATCATTTAGATTCGCTTTTGCTTTACGATACAAAGTGGATGTATTAAATGCCTGGATCCCGATGTTAAATGAAAGACTTATCATCGCATCAAATTTGTTTTGACTGATTGAGGGGAAGCGGGTATTAAGATTCCTTTCAACATCCGCTAAATCCAAAGCAAGAAAGGTTAGTGCCTGCTCTTTGGTTATTTGCATACCTTCATATACTCCTTTAGTGTGACCGTACCCAATTGTTAGGACTCCGCTAGGGCACCGATACGCTTTCAATTTCAAGCCTTCAAAAGTTCCTATGGCCTGTTTTGCTGCATCACTTGTTTTCATTATATACTATTTTTTATTGTGTAAAGATTCAAAACGACATTTATACAGATATAGTAAAATGTCCCAAAAGGGAGTTTCATTAATCTGTTTCACATTGCCAAAAACGCCAGAAGATGCAATTTCAAAGGAGATCCCTATCCACCCCGTTTTATCATCAATCCTTTTTTCCCCTTGTTCCTGAAATAAAATAGAAAAGTTGATTTCCTCGCCATTTATCGGAATGGGAACGGTGCAAATCAACTCCCATACTGCACAAAAGAAGATATAAGAGTGAAAGCATACCAGCGGCGGTATTTCCCCTGCTTTGGGATCTTCGTTCTTATAAAGTATCCTACCAAATTCAGACATTAAATAATCTGCTTGCTCGTTATCCTTATCCCTTCTGGTTACTTCCATTGCCCTAACCAGGTTTAGGCATTGTACAAATTGCCCGTATGTAATATCATTAAGCATATCTTCTGGCCCTATCCAGCCTTTATATGATGGTAATAAATTACGTCCCGTCTTAATATGTGGATCGTAAATTACTTTATCCCCTTCCTCTTTTATATAAAAAAAACAGTTCATTTTGCCCAGTTGGGCATTTATTTCATTAACGATTGATTCTTTGCACATTACAAAGTTACACTTCATATTTAAGAGTAAAGAAATAAGCTTGCATTTCATTTCAAAAGGTGAAATGTTATCGGTATTCATCATTATTACAAGTTCTAAATATCGATAATATTGTTCTGGCGAAAGTTCTTCCAGATCTTCCGGGATCATCCTAGTTTTATTATTATACGTAAACTCTTGCATACTAAAACGTTATACCTTTAGATTGTATAGTTGCTTTAGGTAAATACAAATCCGGTTCATCCGGTTCGGCTTCAATAGTAGCGATAAAGTCTTGTAACGCTATAAGATCTTTTCCCGCATCGTCTCCCAGACTTTTAGACACTGCTTTCCTGGCTTCGGCTTCGGCCTTAATCTTTTCTTTAACGGTTCCGGCCTGTTGTACCTGAACTACCCCATCTGGAAGAACTTCAACAGGCAAACGTTCAACTGCCTTCTGCATCGTTAGAAGGGCCAAAGGTCTGCATACTGCATCGTTAAAGTCTTCGCCTAGTTCATTCCCTGAAAGTAACTGTTCGTACCGCTTCCGCGTAATTATCGGGACAATATAGCGATCTTGCATTTCCCGGATAATCGGTATAAGAGTTAAAAAAAGACGATGGCTCCCGATTGTATAATAAATATCGAATTTTTCTTTGCTTCTTATTAAGAGCTGATTTATAGCTCTTTTCTTCTCTGACTTCAACCAGAAATCGAAGTTCTCTTTATCTAAATAAGCGATCAAAGCGTCTACCGATTCATAAGCCAGATTAAGGATATTTGTTTCGTCTTTATATTCCTGTATGGCAGTAAGTCCCTTTTCATGTTCACCTAACCGCTTTTGCCGGCCTGTGTTCCCGTGTTGGGCGTCCAGTGTGGGGATAATCTTGATCCATGTAAATAAAGCTACGGACTGTTGCATCAACAAAAGAAGAGTATTATACTTTTCTTCTGTTTTTGAATCTGGCTCCGTAGAGTGATAAAATTCTACCACTTTGTCGTAAACTTCCGGCCCTATGATAGCTGTTAAGCGCCTTACACTTAATGGTATGTAAGGTTTCCACTTAGAGAAATCGGTTGCAGCGTCAATCATTCCTAGCGCTTCGACTAGCTCCGACGTACCATTGTTATTTTTATCAAAGATTGTTTTCATCACTTCTTATTCTGGTTAAATTCATACTTATTCCACCCTTCAAAGTCTCCGTTAAAGCTATTCACTTCATCGAAAAAGTCTTTATAAAAACAGGATAGTCCGGTATCGATCGTTATTGTAGCCTGTTCACACCTGGGATTTGTGTTGATATTTGCAGAACTTTCGATAACAAAATCGAAATGTTCCCCAAAACCGGCCATTACTTTACTATGATTCTTAAATATGCAGATCCGCCCATTATTCCTTTTTGCTACATCCTTTAGATAGGAATAAACACCGGAATAACTTCCCTGGAAAATTTCACCCACATAAAAATCAATTCGTCCGATATATCCTTTTTCAATCCAGTTTTCAATTTCCTTTGCATCAGTAATAGCCATACACCAGGTAGATATTAGGCAATATTCGATCTTCTGCTGTTTGACTATGGCACGTAAATAAGTTAAGCTATCCACATCCCCAAAGCTGATACAGTGATAGGAACATCCCGGTTCAAAATGCCAGGGTAATTCCTTTTCTAGTGCAAGTTCACTTTTTACACGTTTATCGAAATGCCGCCCTTTCATCCTTTTACATTGTACATGTTTCCCTGGCTGTTCTGCTGCTTCCGTAGTTTCTTCCGACCCTGAATCGACATGCAAAGGTAATTCCGGTTCTTTGGGTATGTCTGACGCAAAAAGTTTACGCATTTTCTTTTACTCTGCTACTTGGTGAAATGTTCTCTTCCGCATTGACAATACTTCGATAAAGCCCTATTTGCGTCTTACTTCCCGGAAAATTCGCACGTATATAGTGCATCAACGGTTTACAAAGTATCATATCCGGTATAGCTGTTTCACTGGCATTATAAACCTTTATAGAATAAAGCTTCTCGGATCCGCTGGATAACTTATTTTCCATGATAAGGTTTGATAAAACTGGATCCAGCCCAAAACCAGAAGTCGCCGCAGCATCCGCCTTATTAGCTATTTTTATCTGGCTCTCGATATAATCTTTTATCTTTTTATCGATAGGCGTGATCGTCCATCCTTCAAAGTTATTGGCTTCCGCGTTCCAAAATTTAGTAGTGTGCATATATTTACCGACATTCTGGCGTCCGGTAACACCTGCCGCATACTTTTCCATTGCTTCATCTTTAAAGTCTTCCAGCATTTTAGCGGAATAAGCAATACCTTTACGCTTGCAAATGTCTTTTATTCGTTCTTCCGCTGCATCCCAATATCCCTGCGGACTCTCAATGTGCAAGCTTAAGGCCGACGAATTAGCATTATAAGCGGCCAGTAATGGCGCAATCGTACCGGCCAGCTCCAGCCATGGGAAAGCGCCAAGAAAACGAGGTGTGCTTACGAAATCTTTACAGAAAGAATAGATATTGAAATATCCAACTGATACCGGATACTTAAAGGGATCTGCTGGATTAAAAACCGGATATTTAGCCAATTTAGTAGGATCCGGAAACGGCCAATCACCTACATATACATTTTGCGGAAAGTCGTGGTTATCGCCTGGATATTCAAAACGGCATTTTTTATAAGGTATATGTTCCAACTTTAGAAATTTACCTGCTGCACCAATACGCGGCCCCCGGTTTCTAATAAACTTAGTCCAAAACCCCTGCATGTGGATAAGATCAACTAAGGATCGTAACATAAACTCGCGATGATCCCAGCGCTCTAAATCTTCCTGGATCTTATCATCTAGTATCCATTTCCGATAAAACTTATTATTTCCTTCGTCGATGGCATCTTCAAAAAAACGCGGGCCTTCTCCCCATTGTAGGCCCTGTATTTTCCCCATGATACCTTCCCCACCGTAGAAATTATCTAGTAAACGCTGTACGTCTCCTGGTAAGTCGTTATTAGTGCCCATCGGCACGATATCAATTCCATTAACTCTTATTTTCTTAGTCTGCCAACTATCCGGCCTGCTAAAATTAATAGAAGAAGGCGCCCAGCCTTTCCCCATGGCAAAGGAAATTAATTGTCCTTCCCCTGTATCTATAAATCCGAAATTGCCTGTTCTTCTGATTTCCATATTAAACGTAAATTTTGATCCCGTTGAACTCTGTAACAAGTATTTGCCAACAATTTAGCGGTTTGCCTGTTTCTGTATCAGTTAGAAATAATTTATAGCTAGAATTTTCGATCTCTGCATCCGATGTTTTAGGCCGTAATCTAGCATATTTCAACCTAACCGAATCCCCGCCAGATCTCCGCTGACGATCGTATTTTCTAAATGTTATAGAAAAAGTGTCACCATCTGCGGAAATTTGCTTCATCTGCTCGATAGCGGTATATAGGTTTATAGTTTGAATACCCTTCGCCATAACTGTTTTATTTTCGGCCAGTGTGCCCGCAATACATCAAATAAATAATAGGAGAAAACAATAAGGCAGATATATAACAAAGCCTTCCATAAACTAGTCGAAGGCTTAATTTCTTTGCTCGTCTTAATATCTTCTTTCTTATCAGTCTTACGATTTACTGCTGTTGAATCGTTTATTACTGATTTTATATTTTTCTCCGTGTCGATCTCCGTATAAAGTTCTTTTTCTTGATTAGTGGTGGAACCGGTAAAAGAGATTTCTTTGATTGGTGGTAAACCTGTTTCTTTCGTAACTGGCTTTTCCGTATCAAATTTAATAACGACGCGGTTTTCCTCGTCAGTTCTAGTATTACGTTCTGTACTATGTCCCTGCTGCTTATCTTGTTCCTCTCGCGTATCTGTGCGAGCTTTAACGCTGTCTGACAATACCGTTTCATTTGTTTTCCGGTGATCGATCGTTGCGCGGCTACAACTAGCAAGGAAGACTCCCGATAGTACAATATACAAAGCATATTTTTTCATATAATTAATTGATTGGTATTCTTTGTGTACATGCCTTCCGCCCGCAAAGATTCGGCTTCATTGCTTTAATTTCCCGTTCGTTCTCACTCACCTTTAGCGCCAGTTCCTTGATATTTTCTTTCAACTCCACCCGATCCGTTTTAAGATCTTCAATTATCTGCTGATATACGTTTTGCACGGATAGCATCGCATCAGCTTCGGCCTGTTTCCTAGTATATTTTAGAGTAAAAAGCCAAGTAATACCACCAGTACAAATAGAACTGATTACTGTAGTAATTAATATTTCATTCATATTGCTCTATTTTTAGGCAAATATGAGCTTTTAAGATGTGTAGGTAAAGGACAAAAGAAAGGGCACACCGTTCCCGATGCACCCTATAAATAAATAGATATATTCTGATTAACTGGCTACTCTTTATGTTTTTCGGAATTTTCCGCAATCGTAGCAATACATAAAGCAAAACCACGTACTAAATACCCTGCAACAAAGATTAAAATGGCTATTGCAATAACCGGTATTCCTAAACTATCAAAATCCATTATCCCGGCAAAAGTCCCTATAATTCCGGCTATTTGTGAGACTATTAAAAATATCTTTGAAGATTTACGCAAAAGATTCACGCCGTTATCTTCTTTTGTGGCAAAATTCGGCTTTAGTGTGTTCATACTGCATATATTATGATTAGCTGGTAAATGTAGAGAAAAAGCCACAAATAAAAAAGCTTTATCCGATTAGATAAAGCTTTCTCGTCTTATTATTATTTCACTTTTTACATATTATCCAGGATAAAATCAGCCGATATTCCAAAATTATCGCGTAAACGTTTCACCATGTTTAAATTAAGCGATCGCCTACCGGATAAAAGTTCACTTACACGAGATTCAGAGACACCCAGTTTTTTAGCGGCATCCTTCTGTTTTATATTGCCTATGCTCATACGTTGTTTGATAGCGTCCGTTATTACTGTCGATACCTTACCAGGCAAAGGATGATAAGCGGCCTCCCATTCATAAATCGCATCAGTAAGG